CAAGACCACCGAACCGCTCACCACGGCGACCCTTCTCACGATGAGCCTCCGAAGCCAGCTGAGTGATGGCCCTGGACTTCCCAACCTCCCGCAGATTCGCTTCGATCTCGGGCGTGATGTGCTGATACTCAGCCGCCATCTTGGCGGCTGAGTCAGCCATCGGAGCCGCTTCCACAGCTTCAGGAGCAGCTTCAGCTGGACCTGCAGCGGCTTCGGCACCACCAACTTCTCCATGGAGCTCACTGGGCAGCATCTGCCAGAGCTCGTCGAGGTGGTGCTGGTCCTGCACCATCTTCTCCTCGATCTCGATCCGCATGGGATTGTCATCACCGACCAGCTGACGAAGTTGTCGCTGAGCGGCGATGGCCTCTTGTTCGGCCCTCACCATCGTCTGGGTGATGTGGACGGGGTCGGTTGAGGCGGGCGGGGGCTCAATGGGATTCAGGTGGATGGCACCACCCAGGACCGCTGCGCGCTTCAGGTAGTACTCGGCGGCCTCGAGCTCGTGACCCGCATGTTCGTGGAACACTTCCCCGATCGGATGCTGGGACAGGTCCCGCATGGATTCGGCGAACGTGTAGTAGGCGACCATGAGCTGGAACTTGATCGTGACGATGGTCGTGATCTGAGCGATCACCTGCTCGACCGGTGCCGCGAACTGCCCCTCGAGGGCACCAGCCATGTCCGGCGGCTCATCCCAACCCGCGTGCTTGACGCGGTAGAAGAAGTCGGCGGCCTCGGTCAGAGGAATCCTGGGGATAAGTTGGTCGAACATCATTCCTCCGTCACAACCAAAAAGGCCTGACCATCAGCCTGCACCATCGAGATGAACCGGGGTGCTACGCCGTCGGGTGCCGCATACTTGACGGTCGTGGTGGTCGTGTTGCCGAACCCCAGTAGAGCGTTGGCTGTACCGGTGCCCGACAACACGATGACCCCTGGGGTTGCCTTCTCGATTCGAAGCCGACGCTCCTGTGCCGACACCACATGGCTAGCGGTCAAGGCGGTCTGGATCTGAAGGGCAACCGCACTCACAGACAAGCCCGCACCAGTCGAATCCGAGAAGGTCACGGTGGTGGCGGGGGTTGTAAAGATCAGGGTCTTGCCATGTAGACCAAGCAGGAGCGTAGGCGATACCACAGGAGCGGCATTACCAAGTGGCCCCGATAGGATGTCACCCCGCAGCAGCAGGTTGGCGTCGTTGTATGAACCGAATTTTCGTACGACCAACGTTGCCATGGTGCCTCAGTCTACTGGGTAATCGCCCCGATGGGCAGTGACTCGATGTTGTGGGAGCCGCCCTAGTTTTAATAGGACTAATAGGCCAGGTAGGTCGAATTCACGCTCCAGTATTCACTGGCGACCCCCCGGTTACTTGGCCCCAGGATGTACTCGATGTTCATCGCAACCTTGACCTGAGAGACCCGCTGCTCGGTCGTGGCCTTGAACATCTGCAGCCAGTTCATGATCAAGGGGGTCTTATCGTTGACCCCCACGTTGATGCCGCCGTTCGAGTAATTGATGTGGTTGCGTGTCTGGAGCAACCCCACGGACTCGAGCAGCGACTCCGTGGCCATGCGGGTCAACAGATGGGTCTGGCCTCGTTGGACAAGGTCCTCGAGGGTCAGCTGGGTGAAGTGCGGGATTCCATTGAACCGGCTGATCGCGTCTAGCGTGGCCCACCCGATCATGCGTTCGGATGATTCCTCGCCGGCAATCAACCGGTTGAGCGCAGCAAAGTCCCGCAGGAACAACCGTACCTGTTGGACAAACGCTCGCATCGTCGGGCTCATCCCCTCGATGCCTTGGAGCGCCACGTCTAGCGTCTCCGGCGGCGCTGCTCGTTGTTATCGGACTCGGCCGTATCGGTGGTATTGACAGTCCCGACCACGAGGTCGAGCGGCGAACTATCAACAACCGGTACCGCGATGTTGACCGTGTCAACAACCGGCACCACAAGGGCGGCCGGCTCTACCATGGAGAGCAGGCCGTTTCGAAAGCCCAACTGGAGCTCAGCGATCAGGTGAGGCGGCACATCCATGTGGTCGCCCGGATTCAGCAGGGTATTACCGATCGTGATCCCAACCCCAACCATACCGCTGGTGCGGAGCTGATCGGTTTCCCTATCCGTCACGCACCAAACCCTCATGACCGCTTCCCCTTGTTCTTGACGACCGTTGGGACTGGCTCTGGGACCGTGGTCTCTGTGGGCTCGGTCTCATCCGTCCCGTCTGTCTCACTGAAACGAGAGAGCAGCTCTGGTAGTGTCCCCTCCTGCATGATGCCGGTCCCTTCCTGATAGAGCGGTACCGGCATACCGGCCGGCACATCCCTGGCCGCCGAGTCCGGCAGGAAGTTGGGCAACGGAGGAGACACAATGTCTTCTCCAGCCGCCACCTGCAGGGTGCTGAGGTCGATGAGCTGACCCGCCGGCGTCCTGAGCTCCAGTCGGCCCTCTGCCTCGGCAACCTTGAGCTGAGGGAGGAGGGCGTTGAGCTGGGTCTCACTGATCCGCACCGGCCTGGTACGTCGGATAATGAATCCTCCGATGTGCTGGACCAGTGCGGCGTTTACCGGAGCCATGCGCCGCTTCAGGGCAGTGTGGCGCTTCCGGACTCCTGAGTGGATGAGGTACTCGGCCATGATACCTCAGACGGTCGCGTCGTACTCGTAGTAGATGGCGTAGTCCTTGGCACCATCCGCTGCCGATGCCGGCGTGTAGAGACCCACGGCCGTGAGGGTACCGGTGGTCACGGCGACACCGATGGCAATCTCACGAACCGGCGAGACCAGGCCAGCTCGGCTCTTCGGAATCTGCGTGGTACCGACACCAAGACCAACTCCGATCGAGATGGTGGCGGCGGTGCCGTCGGCGGCCGCGTAGGCCACTCGCGTGATCGTGGAGAACGGCTTCAAGCCGGTCGCGATCGTAGCGGTCTGGGCCACCGTGATGGTCTCGGTCTGGACTGCACCCCGGTAGGTGCCGGTCACCACTGCGGTGGCGGGTGCATCCGCGGGGGTAACCCCGGCGGTCGTCAGGGTGATGTTGCGGGGGAACGCCGCCAGCTTGGCGATACCACCGGCCAGGAAGGTCGTGACGATCCTGGGTGCCACGGTCGTGGCAACCGCTGCCTCGAGATCTGCAGCACCAGCGGCTGCAGCATTGGTGTACTCGTCGATGGCCATGGCAGTCATCGGGCTCAGCACCGTGCTGATGTCCTTGCGAAGGTCTGCGAGTTCACCCGCAATACCGCTCTGACCGGTGGTGAGGTGGGGAACGCGGGCACGCTGCGTCGAGAAAAGTCCAGATCCCATGATGTACTCCTATCAAATCTTGTGGTCGTTTTATGCAGAAGGGCGCCGGGCCAACCGGCTCCGACGCCCTTCTCAGAACCCCGAAGCAGATCAGAACGTGACGACTTGCGGGAACTTGAGGCCCGAATCGACACGGTTGTTGACTGCACCGAGCTGGTCCTCAGTCTTCGGGACGAAGTTCGTCAGAAGCGCCTGAGTGTTGGTCGTCGGGTTCGCATCCGCCGCGTAGAGCTCGAGCTTCACAATCGACGCGATGTTGATCAGAGCCATTCCAATGTCCTCCCAGGACTGGAACGAGATCATGTTCGCGATCTTGTCGATGTAGAACTTCGGGTTGTTCAGGACGTAGAACTTCCCAAGGAAGTCCGGCGACGTGAACGCGTAGATGTTGCCGGGACGGAGGATATCCGTCTTGACGGTCCGCACGTACCGGTACCCGAGGAGGGTGTTGTACTTGTAGCCGTCGACCGTCGTCTCGCTCTGGAGACGATCGCCGAAGTCCTCAACCGTCCACTGCAGAAGGTCCGTCCAGTCACCCTCGGTGATCAGGAACATGTCGGTCCGCAGACGACGGGTGTTCAGCAGCTTGGCCAGGTTCGCGATGTCGGGACGCTGCAGGGGACGAACCACCGCATCGGCCGTAAGCGAGTTCCGGGCAAGCTCACCCTTGATGATCGAGTACTCGATGGTCGTGCCGGCCTGCACCGTGATGCTGGACAGCGACGTCGCCACCGCACCGTTGGCCTCGGTCTGAAGAGCCTGGACCGCTGCCTCCGCGTGGATGATGAACTCGCGGTCTTCGATCTCCTGGATGTCCTTGACGACGTTCTCCTCAATCACCTTGGTGATGGGCATGTCGTAGGCCAAGAGCTCCTGCTCGTTCTTCTGGTACATCTCGGACGAGATCGTAACGAAGCCGACCTCCGCCCTGGATGCCCGGATGAACGATGAGGTCGGCTGACCCCGAAAGCTCATGACCATGGCCCGGCTCTTGGGCTCCACATGCACGATCTTGACGAGCGTGTCGTGGTTCACCGAGATCTGGCAGTCGGCACGGGTCACCTGCTGAGGCGGGATGATCTTTCGGCAGAACGCCACCTCGCGGAGGCGGTCCCTGACGTAAGACCCACCGTACTCGGCGAGTTTCTCTTTGCCTTCGTTCGAGCTCAACCGATGGGTGAAAAGCTCGTTCATCATTGCGGCGGGGGCGCTCATGTTCTTGTTCCTTTCTCTTCACCCGGTAGGGATCAGAGCCTTCCCTTGCCACCATGCATGCGGAGCTTCCCACCATTGGCGGCAGGCAGCCTCGAAACATAGCCGGCGATCGGTGCTGTATCGGCGGCTCCACCATGACCAACAAGGCCAGAGTAGTTGCGGGAACCGATCGTGATGGTCGCGACCTTGAGGGGCTGCCACATCGTCGTGATGGGGGCTCCGCTGGCGATCGTAACGCTGGCGTCGAAGATGCGGGTGTCAGCCTCCCACTCCCCAAACATGATCAGCGGGACTCCACGCTCTGCTCGAGCCTGGATGTCAGTGCGGCCGCGCTCGGCAAAGAGCGGGAAGCTCATGAGCGTGGCGGCGTTGCCAACGCTGCCAATCGTCGTCGCTCTGATGGCCTTGTCCGATGAATCCGTCGTCATCCACTCGCCGTCGACCAGTGCGACCGAGTTGAGGGGATTGACGAGGGTGCCGTCGGCCAGGACCTTGTCTCGGGTTTGAGTCTGCAGCAGGTTGCTGTAGGGCTCGAAGTTGACTTTCTGGACAGTGCTCATTTGGGTTTCCTCCTGACAGGTCTCGCGTCAGCCGATGGCGCCGAAGATGTACCGCTCGAAATCGGTACCACCCGAAGCGACCTTTGTATCGTCGTGGTTTAGGGTGGCGGTGTTGAGGCCCATGTTAGGAGCCATCATATCCACAGCGCGCTGGATGATGGGAAGCTCCCCTGCCTCTGCAGACTTTTCGAGATCGTCGGCGAGATCGCCGAAACTCTTGTCGAGGTTGACGCCCTTGTCGTGCATGGCGCTCGCAACCTTCTCGGCATCTCGGCGACGCTCAAGGTACGCGAGCTTCACGACAGCGGCATCACGCTCCGCCGTAACAGACCGAAGCGCACCTTCAGCATCGTGAAGAATTTGCGCGACCTTAGTGCTGCTGATCTTTTCCATGATCATCCCTTACTGCGTAAATGCCGGTGAAGGAACGCCGGGAGGTGGCGGAGACCCAGCGGCCCCACCCATCGCCGACTCCTTGTTCTTCTTGGCCTTGACCGACTCGGTCGCCAGCTTCGAAAGAATGGCGCGAGCCGCCGCGATCTTCATGGCATCGTTGTTGGCCGAGGTCTTGACCCCCGCCTTGCCAGAGTTCTCGAAGACCTGGTTGAGAACAGGGTCCTTCATGACCGGAGAGGCATAGACCCTACGGGCATCGGCGAGTGGATCGCTCTTGGCATCACGCTTGGTGTAGTTGATGGCCGCCTGGTTGCTGCCAATCAGGCGCTCCTGCGCCGACACATCACTGGGCTGTGAAGGAACTGCTTCACCCGACGCGGTGCCCGAGGCAACGGGACCACCGGTACGACCCGCCTGGATCTTGGCCGGGTTCAGTGCATCTTCCGCGGCCTTGACCTGCCCGAACACCTCGCGAATGTACTGGGCGTTGGCCGAGGCCAGCGTGGTCTTGCCGAGAACCTTCTTGCCCAGGGCCATGGCCTTGGACCCGAGGTTGGGGGTAGAGCGAGGAAGTCCTGCGAGTCCCTGGATCGCGTGAGCCGGGGCCAGGTGCGCCACTTGATCGACGATGTTGCCCGCATGCTTCGCCTGATAGGCGGCCTTCTTCTCGCGATCCGTCTTGGTGAGTATCCCACCGAACGGGTTGTATGCGTTGTACCCGCCCGCATGTTCACGCGCAACATAAGCGTGATGCCGTGCGTTCAGACGATCGTCGAGGTTCCTAGCAGGGTGTCCCAGTATGGAACCGAGAACCGGACTTTCCTTGTCGTAGCTCTCGCGAGCCGCTCTGGTGTCCTCGTGCTTGGTCTGGACTGCCTTGGCCTGGGCGGCGTCGAACTTGTGACCCGCATCGGTCACAGAAAAGCCGACCTTGCTGAGACGCTCGAGGTTGGAGGCAACCAGCGCGGCGGTCTTGCCGTTCATGACATCGGCGGGCCAAGACCCGTGATGCATGTCCTCGTTGGTACCCATCGCGTTGGTGGGGGCCGGACCATGCTTGCCCGACTCCATCGGCTCAGACGACGCAGCCCTGCCGCCCGACTGGCCCGGTGCCAGCGGCGCCTTGCCATCGTGCTCAGCCTTCAGGACCTGGAGATGGCCGGGACCTGCGCCGGGACCAACACCAGAGGAGCTTCCGCCCGAGATTTCGATGGCCGCACCCTTCTCGATTTGATCGGCAACATAGCCGAGGGCGTCGGCCAGCTTGTTGATCAGGGAGGTTGGGTACGAGTCGCTGATCGGTTCAGCCGACGCAGTCTTGACGACCCCGCCGAACTGACGGACCGCTTCGTTGGTGATGTCGACGCGATTGATGGCACCGGCCATCGCGGCCTTGACCATGTCGTTGATAGAAGGACTGGGAGTCACGGTGGTGTTCATCCTGGCCTCAGAGAGCTTGGGCAAAAAGTCTAGACCCGTGGGTGCCATGCTCTTCTGAGCGGCTGCCCCGGCATCCGGTGTCGGTGCTGTACCCGTGTTCACACGCGAGTACGTCTGGCGAGGTTGAAGCCCCCGTGGTCCGGTCTGTCCGGCCGGTGGCTTGTTCGAGACGTCCGGCTTTGGGATGGACGCGTTCTCCGAGCTGCTGATCGATGGATCTGGCGCTGCCGATCCGACCGAGTCTGCTTGCTTGAACATTCGCGCCCATCCTGTTTGCCGTTCTTCGTTCAATCTCAATGCTGGTGTCAGGCCCAGGTGACCGGGTAGCCCGCCGCCTCGAGATACTCGAGCGAACGGATGTCCACCGCGGCGTTGAGGTCGCCGGCCGGAGCCGACGCCACCTTCTCGGACTCGCCGAGACCAAGCGTGAACACAGCGTTGAGCCGGTCCGTTGCCTCGTCCGTATCGAACCCGGCCGACGCTGCCTTGTTGAAGGCCTCCTGAAGGGCGAGCTCATCCAGAGCCGAAGACTCTTTCTTGCTGCGATGATGTATCGCTGCGCCAGCACCACCCGCCGCCACTGCACCAGCACCATAGGCACCGCCACCGATACGCTTGGCAGTCGTCGGGTTCATCGCGCCCTCGCCGCCCTTGGCAACAACACCAACGATCTTCTTGCCAACACCTTCGAGGTGCTTGCCAGCCTTGTTGCCAGCCTTGCCGACATGACGACCGGCTGCTTCCAGACCCTTGCGAAGACCCTCGGGCATCGCCGCTTCCTTGGCGATGTTCTCGTTGATGCTGTTGAGCTCGTTGACCATGGCGTGGGCCATGACGCGACCGGCCTGGTCGGCGAAGGCAAGCTTCTGCTGTTCGTCCTGAAGACTGGAGAGTTCGGCCGAAGCCTTCTTCTTCTTGTCTTCGTCCTCTTCCTCGTCCTTCGACTCAGACTTCTCGTGCGCAGGACCCTCGTCATCGGCGGCGAGCTTCTCACCGAACGTTTCGGCCCAGAGTCCACCGATCTGTTCATCCGAGAGCTGCGAGAGATCGATACCGTTGTCGGCGGCGAGCTTGCTGAAGAGCTCGGCGGCAGCCTGCTTCTCAAGCTGTTCCTCCTGAGCGGCCGAGGCGGTCTTCTGTCCGGGGGTTCCGTAGATGCGTGCGAGATCGAGGTCCATGTTGTGGATTACCTTTGAGTCGTCTTGGTCTGGAGATTTACGTGGTCTCTGAAGAGATTCTCTCTTCTGCACGCCGGTCCAATAGGACCGATATCTATCAATGTTGTAGCACCCCACCATCCAGAACCCCAAACCGACCCAAATGAGCGGTCTTGAAATACTGAATTGATAGCGGTGTAAGTATCTCGGCGAGCGGAAGTTCAGACAACTTCGTGAGCACAGGATGTCCCGCTGTTTTCAGTAGGGATTGGCTGTATGGGAAGAGGTTCATGAGAGCGGCTCGGTACCCGTTGTACGCGGCACCAATCTTACAGAGAAGGTCGGTGGAAACGGAAGAGCTCAGCTTTAACGCCCCAGGGGCATGCTCTGGCTCAACAGGTCTCGTCGATATCATGATAATCCGTCGTTCAAGTATCGGACCAAATCCTGAGCGCTCATCCGTACGCCCTGCCAACAGACGAGCTAGCGCCGGCATGAAACCATCGGGACTTAGGGATGTTGGTTCTGATTCTTCACTGCCGCCAAACACTTGGCCCGAAGCATCAAGTTGATCGGCCAGCTCTCGCTTTCCGATCTGAAGCAACATCAACCTCTGGAACTCTCGTGGCTGCAGAACCATACCGAGTGACCCCATCGTCGACATGACCGATGGCAACGGCAGCCGACTCATACCGTCCAATAGGTCAGCGGGCATCTGAGCCTCCTGGCCCGCCAACACTGGGATGGCCTTACCGCCGAACTGGCTCGGTATCGTATTCTTGTCGATCGTGCCCTTCTTGCCGAGGAACGCGTTCTTCAAGAGCTCATCCGAGATAGATGCGCTCTTAACCATAGGCTCGGCCGTCTTCTCAGCCAACTCCTTCAGGCCTACATCCTCGGCCATCTCAGCCGACGATTTCATCTGATATCGCTGACCACCCGATGAGATGAACAGCATGGTCTTGGCGGTCTTGTCGGCACCGATGAAGACGAATGAGATGTCGAAGAACTTGGGGTAGTCGTTGTCGACCCAGACCTTACGACCATCCGGAAGAATCCGGTTCATCGCAGTACGGGCGTGTTCGCAGTAGTCCTTCCGGGTGATGGATAGGCCACGGATACCGTGACCATTCTGCTGCAATAGTTTCTTGTGGAACTCAAGGGCAGCGATGCCGGGATGCGCGTGCTTCTTGGGATCGAATGTGCGGATCGCTCGAGCGTACAGATCTCGATCTAAACAGACCGAACAAGTGTCATAGGGAACACGAGTTCCCATCGAAACGTCAGGGTAGCTTCCCGCTTTCAGCTTGTCCCAGACACCAGTTCCACCAAAGCGCTGACACTTGTCTCGATCAACTCGGAGTACGAGCTCGACCCGCTTCATGTGCGGGTTCCATGCGGCGAGCTCTACATCACCAAAGGCCTGGGCCGCATCTTTGTTGCGATGATGGGCGAAGACATGGGCGTTGTAGAAGGTGGGGTACCCGTAGGTCCAGGACTTGCCCACGATCCTATCGATCAGCGGATTACCGGTCCATCTGTCGGGCCGGTGAATCAGCGAAGCTTCGGGAAAACTGTCTCCGTTGACATTACTTCCGTAATACTCGGTCGCACCCATGGCGTTGACCAGCACGTACTGGGCATCCGGTCTGGGCGTCAGGTTCGAGATGTAACGGGCAACATCCGGCAGAAGCGATGGCGCCGCTGTCTTCTCGAAGGCACGGTCAGCCGGGCCAAACAAGGGAATGGCGGTGGGGCCCGTCTCCCCCTCGCCCTTGAAGAAGCTGAGCTTCAACATGCTGGTTACGGCTGGGCTTCGTCGGCGGGCTTAGCTGGCCTCGACGGGCCTTTGCCGAACCGTCCGATCGACGCCTGCATCCACGCGGGCTGCTGAGGTGCCTCGGCCTTTGCAGCGTTGACCAGTGTGGTGCCGGCGGCGCCTGGGAACTCCGACATGTTCCGCATGTAGGTACCGGCGATCAGCGGATCGCGAGCAAACTGCGGGCTCACGTTCCTGAGCGACGTGTACTGCTGGGCGAAAAGCTCGGGGTTGGCGTTACGGGCGTGCACAAGGTCTGGACTGTGGTGCAGCATCGCATCGAAGTCTCGCTTCTTTGTGATGGCCATCCGGATCTTGTTGGCAACGATACCGCCCCCTGCGATCGCGGCGGTACCGGCCCCAATCGCCGCGACGTTGCCGAGTGTTTCACCACTGAAGGCCTTGCCGAAAGCATCGGTGAACCCGGCGGTCTTGCGCATCTCTTCGTACTGGTCGATCGGTGTCGTCACGGTCCTGCTCCCATCTGCATGCCGTACTGACGCACCATGTAGGGATGGGTGTACGGGATTCTCGAAAGGACTAAGTTCTTGGCACCCTGGAACGCCGGGCTGTATCGGGCGTGCTGATACGCGGACTCGCCGACTAGACCAACGCCGATCTTGGGGGCGTGTTTGACGGCACCACCCACAAGGCTACCAGCTAAAGGGCCAGCCAGCGCTGTCGTCACCCTCCTAACTGGTTCGGATGCAGCGGCCGACAGTCGATTGGCACCCTGCCACCCCGAACGAAGAGCTCCGGCACCGCGCTCCAACGCGTTGACCACATCATCCCCGTGGCTTTCACCCGCCGTCTTCTCGATCGCACCCCGCAGGAATGTACCGAGATGGTCCATCGATTCAGTCACTTCGTCACGAGCAGCTCGAAGACACGCGATCTTGTCGATCAGCTCGCAGTACTGCCGGAAGTCTCCGACCAGCGGATGCGTCTCATCGACAACCACTCCAGCTGCTGTTTTCTCCAGGGATTCGCCGATTTGATCGAGCGACGTAAACACCTGGCTGTCTGTGAGCATCGGGGTCAAGACCGTGAAGGCCGCCTTGATGAACTCGGGTTCATCCGTAACGGTGGCCCAGGCCTGCACAACATGGCCAAGTGGAACGCCCTCGAGCGCCGCCTGCTTGACTGTCGTGAAGATGGCATCGACAATGCCGGCGTAGTGGCTTTCGGCCTCACCCATCTCATGGGTGATGAGCTCACGGGCAGACGACAGCTTGGTGTAAAGGGCGTAGGCCTCACCGAGGGGGTCGGCGTAGGGGAGGGCCTGATCTTCCGACTGGAACATCGAAGCCAGCTTCTGGTCTTCCATACCCAGCCGGTCCATGTTGCGGGATGCCAGCTTCGACACATTGACCGGGGCGTGGCTGTAGTCGGCGAGGCCTCGATCGAAGACAGTACCGCCTCCGCCGTCGTTCAGGTCCCTCAAGATCGAGGGAACATCCGCTGGACCACCGTGGAACTGCACGTACCGGTGGTCGTTCCCACACTTCTGGAACTCCTGCAGATACGCCTCGACGTTGGCGAACTCCGCAATCCGACGGACCTGCTCCGGTCCAAGTCCCGCATGTTTGACGGTCTCGACGACCGCTTGGGTCAAGGGTGTTCCTGACCTCGAATACAGCGCGGCCGCAGCCTTTCCCAGCAGTTCCAGCTCTTCACCGGACAAGGGACGGGCGTAGGCCTGCTGCGACTGCAGGCTGATGGGCAGGTCACTCATACCCACACGATACCTGATGGCCTGGATTTATGCGAAGCTCGCGACATGGAGCGACACCTCACCCTGAAGGAAACCGCAGAAAAGCTGGGTGTCACACTGCGGACTGTAAAGCGCAGTGTCACCCAGGGGGTATTTCGAACCGTCAAGCTAGACGGATTTGTCAAGATTTCGATCGACGAGATCACGGCATTCCAAGAGATTCAGGCTCAAGGCGTCTCCTTGGCAGGCGCTGCCCTGACCGGCAAGATCGCGGAGGCTAAGACACTGTCACTAGAACGTCGGCTAGACCGACTCACCGAGTTCATCGGGTTTGATGTTCCCGTCCTAAGTACCGATGCCAGCAACGTGCTTCAAAGGTACGCCGAGATCGAAATACTCCTGACCACCAAGATACTGCCGCTCTCCGACATCTCATTCGTCGTCCACTGGAGCCGGGTGTTCTACGCGATGGGTGAGGAGCAGTTTGCCATGGTCGCCGAACACACCGCCGACCCTGAGCCTTGGGCCAAGATACTGAAGCTGGCTACTCGGATGTTTCAGGAGCGCCCTGACCATCAAGGTCCAGAAATCGAACGAGCCTACGAGTACCTGATGGTGGGACGCCGGTTCATGCGACAGGCCGCCTACTTCTACGTTCGTCGGCAACACGGCACGCATCCAGCTAACCGTATGTTCCGAGAGGTAGAGGGCGGCCTCAACTACAAGATCTTGTCCATCGCATTTCCCCCCGAATAGTCAATTCAGCCTCCTTTTCGGGCATAAGAATAGTGAAGGAGACTGTAACAACATGACATACTGCAACTGCAGCTACGGAGCCTGTGCTGACTGTGACTCAGAGATCGCGGCCGAGAGACGCGGTAACGTCGTCTGCTGGGAGTGCGATGGTGAAACTCCCGCCAGGGGGGTTTACATACTCAACCCCTCAGCACAGTGGTACCGGCACAGGTACCTCTGCGTTGAGTGCAAGGAGCACTCAACCCACCTGGCCGAGAAGACGTTGGTACTCGAGGCCACGTGACCGATGGGAAGACTGCCAATTCCCTTAGCCCTGATATCCAGAGCCTGCGTTGTAGGTGCCGAGCGGCCGACCCTGTGCGTCTTCCTTGGCCGGTGCAATGATGTCGGGGCGCGGCCGGATCAACATGCTGCCGAGGAAACAGTAGACCAACGATTGAAACGAATCGTCCGGGTTATCGGGGTTGTGGTCGTACTGGATCATCCGAAGCTGGTGGTTGTACTCGCTGTAGATGTTGAGCATGTCCTGCGCGAACGGCTGGGCAAACTCATCCCATCGTGGAAACTCTAGCTTCTGTTTTTTGATAGCTACGAAAATAGCACTCATGACCTCAGTCCGGTGGACCTTCCAACGAACCAGGTTCTTGTCCCACTCGACCTTGCGCTTGTTCCGGGCCATGTACTGGAAGATGGCGATACGGTTACGGCCAAACTTGCGGATCAGAGGATCATTCATCCCGAAGCCAGCGCCCCAGTCACACCCAACCATCCGGACGTTGAAGTATGTGAGGAGCTCGGTGATGCGCTCGAGCTGGATGACTGGGTCTGATTCCTCACCAGTGAATCGGTGCATGAAGAAGACTCGAAACTTCATATCCGAGTAGGTCGCCAGTGTGATGACCGTGTAGCTACGCTCCCCATAGCCCCAGTCGATGCCAGCGAACACTGGTTGGCTGAAGGACTTCTGTCGATAGTCGTCCAGCTTCGACATCGATACGGACTCGATGCTGCACTTCATCAGGTCCGGTTTGGTCAGCGGCCGCAACCCTGAGTCATAGGAGATGCCGAGTACTTCGTTGTAGAAGCGGTCTCGATTGTACGACTCGTACGGCAGCAGGATGTCGCTCTCCCAGTTGATCCACGGCACCATCAACTGGCTGATGCGGTAGCTCTCGTAGGGGGTCTTGACCGGGTGGTACGGGACCTGTGTGCCCCAAGTACTACCGGGAGCTCGAGGGTT